ACATCCTGTCGGATAAATAGATCCTCACATCCTGTTCGGACCATATGGAAATAGTTTTAGCAGCATTGATTCTTATCCTGGCATCCCTATCGGGATACCTAATAGGATATTGGGGTTTCAGGATTATCTATTCTGTTCTTTGTAAGATCTTCAATTGGGAAGATTGGTTAAAATGACAATCCGATTGCCAGAGTTATATGATACCTATGAACAGTTTATCAATGACCTTTGGGATAGTTTGGATTCCAGTGATTATATTGAATTAACTAGATCAGAATACTTCTTAGATCGGGATACATGGAAGATTATGAGGAATTTATTCCTGCGGGACAAGTGGTTGAAGATTCAAGACCTAGAATGCTAGTCTATTTCATATCCTTAACCTTGGGAGTCCTAATAGGTTATGTTGCAACTTACCTTTTCGGTAGACCAAAGTATTGAGCTGTCTGATCCACCATGGATATCAAAGAAAGAAGCTTGGACCAAATGGTTAAGAGATTATCACCAATCCTTAAATACTGAATATGAGAGTAGATTCAGCCAGAAAATGGATCCGACAGAACCTTCCGAGACTGCAGAAGAGATTCAAGCTTGAGGATTGGGAGCTGACAGTTGAAGTCACTAAATCTATTGAGGATGCAGACGGCCCGCTGGCCAAATGTCATCCCAATTGTGATTATCAATGGGCAATAATAGAGGTTGGCACAGAAGACATACAGTCGGATAAAGAATTAGAGATGGTCCTATCTCATGAACTCTTGCATTGTGTTCTAAGTCCAATTGACCAAATCAGAGATCTAATGGCTGAGTCGGATAACGAGCTAGCCAAGTCAATATTCTATCGATTCTATTACTCAACCATTGAAAGAACTGTAAGGAATTTAGAGCTGATCCTTAATCTAGGTATCAAGTCAGCCAAGATTGTATGAATCCTTATCTAATGGATGTATTTTTAAGAGGCCCAGTTATGGATGATCAAGATTTACCAGAAGAACCAGAGCTGTGTCATCCCGAAGATACTTATGGATGGATATGTCCAATGTGTTTCAGGGTCTGGAGCCCTAAGACTGAAGAGTGTTGGAAGTGTAATGATCAAAACTATACTGAAGAGAATTGACCCATCATCAATGAGTGGAGAGGAATATAGATTTTCAAGATCATTTAAATCTATCAATGATCTTATTAGATTTATAGAAGATAACCGGGATTACACCATTGAAATTTTACCCAGAAATTTAGAAAATAATGAAACTACAGGTAATAATTAGTCTATTAGCATTGTCGGGATTAGCTTTAGCTCAATCTCCTTCACCTTATCCTACTCCACCAATCCCGTTTGCTAGTCCTACTCCTGTAGTTCCTGATCCTCAGTTTTATGGTGGTCCAAGTGCAGCTGAAGCTGCCTTTAATGCCAAGGTGATGTCTCTAGCTAAATCCTATCTAGGTACTGAGAATAATAGTGGTGACAATGAGGATCCAGATCGGAATGTCCCTAATCCTAAGATTGAGGAATTAGCACATTCTGTATTCCATGGAGATGTCCCTAGTGAAGAGTTCTATGGAGGCTGGTGTGATTGGTTCGTTACTGCAATCCTAGAGAAAGCCGGCCTCACTGATATCACTGAAACCATGTTCGGGATGCTACAGATGTCTAAAGCACATTTTGTAGTCACTCCAATCCCTGGTGATATTGTCCTGCTTCAAGGTCATATTGCATTCTATGCTGGTGAAGATCCAGCAGCAGGCTACATCTGGATTCTAGGAGGCAATCAAGAGTATTCCACTGATGCCAATACCGTCAGTCATTCAAGCTATTCATCCTACAATTATTATGGGGGAAGCTCAGATAGCCATAAGAAGAAACCATTTGAAGTCCATGGTCTAGATATCCCTCATGGTTCCAGCACTGACTCAGATGATAATGGTGGAATTGATGTCCATGTCACCATGCCTAAGAAGAATGTTAAACGAGGCTTTGGAGTCAATTATGCCAAAGTCCAGAGATCTGATATTCAAATCATCTATCGGATGAATCCACCCAAATGATGGAGATATTCAAGAGAGATATTGAAAGATTGGCCCAGCAACTATTTGTACGAAGTGCTGATACCACTCCTCCCGGCAAGTATTGTTCTCAAGAGGAATTGAATGAGTTTAATCTTAGGAAAATGAAGGACTGCTTCAGAGTAGCTGAACAGTTTATCAAGTATAAGAATAGTTTGTAGTTATTGATTAATCAGTCATTATTTAAGTTGGGACCAGGCAATACATTGACCCATCCAGTTATACTCGTCCAATCAGTCAATACAGTAATGAAATCCATTGTTCCACAGACCAATTGTTGTAAGTCATTGATAATCAACAACTATCTGTTATGCATGACCGTTATTGTATGATCTTATGGACCAATTTGAGGGGAGGAGGGGGTTTGATGAAGGATGGTGACCAATCCCCTTGCCGATCAAACCCTTCGGAAAAAAATTTAAAAGGTAACTGACCTAATGCCAATCTTATACGACAAGACTGAATTTAGCATTGACTGTAATTCAACTGGATCTCTTACCATTTCCTATTGGATCAGGACTGGAAATTCTCCTGATTGGATTAAAATGGAAGATTACCTTCCTGTAGAAATTAAATACTGCCCTGGTGGATGGGAAAGCCACTAGAAAGATTTAACCAGATCTTCAATTGACTTAACAGTAATGGATCAGATGAACAATAATCCTGAATCAGAATTGCCTTGGTACTCATTTCTTTCTGGGATTGAAAATAAGCAAAAAGCGATCCTAAGCACGTCATCACTAAGCATTAAGGATCAGCAGTACATTGTCCATGCCTGTAATGCTTATCCTAAGCTAGTTAAGGCCCTAAGGGATATCTGGTTGTCGGGGGATTACGAATCAGACGCAGTGGATATCTTACCACTCCTTAAAGAGCTTGGAGAATGGAACCAATAACTTTAACAGAGCCTGACTTTTGTGCCAGGTATGGACTGGACAGGGAAGACATTAAACAGATTCGGAAAGAATCATTGGTCAAGGATGTGGACTGGTCATGGACTCCAGGAGAGGCCGTTAAACTCTCTAGGACTGGATTAGAGAAGCTTTCTAGTCTTTTAGGTATCCAGATAACAGAGATCAAAGAAAAGGGCTCTATAGCCAAGATAAAGCTGGCTAGCCCTACCAATAGGAAGCTCTTGATAGCTGACCTTGAAGGTGAAGAGATCAGGATAAGGGTACAGACCAATGCTAGGTTTGTTCCTGGAATGAATTTAAAGGTAAAGAAGGATCCTAATGGATTACCTATTTACTATGCAGATCAACCATTACCTAGGTTTAAGGGTAAGTATTAAATGATTGACGCTTTGATTTTCACCCTGCTGTTTGGGCTAGTGTTCATTGCCTTGGCTATAGCTATAGTCTCAGCATCTATGGTTTTACTTAAATGGTCAGTTAAATATTTATAGATTAGATGTATTCGGATCCTTGTAAATGTGAAGAAGGGAAAGCCAATCTAGATGGACCAAGAACCATACAGGTTCCATTTAAGATTGAGGCAGTAATCATCTGTGATCAGTATCATGACTTTCTAGCTCACACAGTCCCTGCCAACAAGTTTGTCTTTGATAGGCTTGTAGTAGTGACAAGTCCAGAGGATAGGAAGACACAAAGGATTTGTGAGTATCATCATGTACAATGTATCCAGACAGATGCCATAAGGTCTAGATGGAAAGAGTTCTGTAAGGGAGCTGCTATCAATGAGGGATTAGAGGCCTTAAGCTTATCCTGTTGGGCAGTACATCTTGATGCTGATATCCTTCTACCCCCTCAGACTAGAGGACTGATAGAGAAGGCTAATTTAGATCCGACTAATATATATGGGATCGATAGGTTCAATGTAAAGGGATATGCAGCCTTTGATGAGTTCAGATCCTATCCTCAGTTACAGCATGAGAATGACTCCTGGGTGCATCTGAATGCATTCCCAGTCGGGACTAGAGTCATGAAGGGTGGATCTGGATATGTGCCTATTGGATTCTTTCAGATGTGGAATCCTTCAGTATCAGGGATCAACTGTTATCCTGAGGGACACAAGGATGCAGGCAGAGAAGACTTTCTATTTGCTCAACATTGGCCCAGAAGCCATCGGGCAATGATTCCTGAGATAATTGGGTATCACCTAGAATCAGAAGATGCTCAGATGGGAGCCAATTGGGAGGGACGTAAGACTAAGCAATTTACATATAATCCATGAAGAAATTTATTTTATTGTCCTTATCGATGCTGTTTGCAGCGGTAGGTTATTCGTACACTGTGTCGGGTAACACTTACCTAACGGATGGGTCACAAGCTGACGTACAAGCCGCCTGCTCTGCAGCTCCTGATAATGGCACGGTTACCGTTGTAATCCCTGATGGCACCTATTCATGGACTGGTAATCTGAACATCACTAATGCAATCACATTAGCTGGAGCAGATGCTACTGGTGTCACGATTCAGAATAATAATGGCAGTAGTGCCATGATAAATGTAACTGGCTCAACAGGCGGTAACGTAAATATCTACTGGCTTAATTTTATCCAGATAGCCAACAATGCAGGAGGGCAGGCATTCATTATGTCTGTGGATAGGGCTAGCACGGGTAGCTATACTGTACTTGTTCACGATTGTTCATTCGATCAGAATGGAGTCTATGAGTATTCACTCAACTGCAATGATAATGGGATCATTATCTGGAATTCCAGCTTTACAGGGAGTGGCAAAACTGGCGCCGGCGGAATACAGTTTAGGGCTCAAAAGTATGGGTATTCAGGATGGAATACTAGTGATACACTGGGAGTGAGGGATACAACTGGTCTAAGCAATTCCTATGTTGAGAACTGTAAGTTCTCCAATGCAGAAAATATCTGCAACTTCGATGATAACTCCAGGGTAGTATGGAGATACAACACTATGCAGGATACTGCTCTGAGCAGCCATGGACAAGAGACGAGTATCTATGGAGTCCGACATTGGGAGATTTATAATAATACATTTACTGTATCGGCTAATAACCCAATGAACCTCAATTACTGGTTTGAATGCCGAGGTGGAACTGGAGTTATAACTGGAAACGCAGTTGATCATATCCCTTACAAATGTGGATTTCAGTTGAATGTCTTTAGCGTCACTCGTGGAATGAATGATGGATCAGGGGGAACATTTTGTCCTCTGGCTTATCCAGCTCCACGGCAGACTGGATGGGGTTGGTCCGCCAACAGCTCGGCCACTTGGGGATCAGGAGATGACACGAACGCCAATCGTTTGGTTGGAGGATCTTCCCCAGGTGAATTTGGGGCAGATGGAATTGGAGCAGTGTTAGAGCCGATCTATGTCTGGAACAATACTGGAACCGAGGTTACTGATCCTGGCTACATTCAAACCCAGACTTACCTGCCAGACAACTGTAACAATGGACAGGTAATAGGAACCTACTTGCAGCAAGGCAGGGATTATTACCTTAATGTGGCTCATCCTACTTGGGCTCCTTATACTTATCCTCATCCATTGCATACCCAATATTCTGTTGGCAACACTGGCGGTGGTCCCAGTCCTACGCCTACTCCGACTCCTACACCTACCCCCACTCCCACTCCGACCCCAACACCAACTCCTACTCCCACACCTACTGCTACGCCTACGCCAACGCCTACTGTCTACAAGGCTACGGTCACCATTAAATCAGGTACTACCAGTAAGGTGATAACCATAACTAGTCAGTCACCAATTACGGTTCAATAGATTTTGTACCAAGAAATGAGTAATCCATTTTCTGATAAGGAGATCAAGTATTTATTGGCCCTTGTGTCTAGACAGGGAGATTGGGCTTGGACAGAAGAGTCAATACAGGATCATATAACCCTCCTAAACAAGCTTAATGAACTTTCCCAGAAATAATTAAACAATGAAACTTTGGGCATTAGTTCAAGAATCCGGTCACTCTGGAGAGAATGATTATACAGAACACCTAATGATCCCTGACGGAATGGATCTGGCAGAGGAGAAGAAGAGCTGGGACATATGGTATCGGGATGTTTACTGCGAAGATAGGAACTATCCATCCGGTATTAAGTATATAGCTTTCACTGAATGGTTAAAATCTCATGGAGCCGTTTACCCGTCTGGGGAACAGTTGTCAGAGTTTAGGTATTAGATTTTCCCCAAAATAAGTAAGTAAGATAGATTAATCTGAATTCCTACAGAGGAATAAGATCTAAGAGTCGGGGCTTAGATGTGCATTCTCGCAATAGGTTAAACAAAAGCATAGATTGATCTGTCCTAGGGGTTAGCCAGGTTGTCCTCTTTAGATTCAAAACCTGGTATCTTTTTTTGATAACAGAGCATCCAGTCTATCCAATTCCTTCCAGGGAATCATTTGAAGCAGATCCAGATGGAGTGGCCAGGTTCTTAGAGGCTAGAGAAGAAAGGATAAGACTAGAGAAAGAAGATCCTTACAGGTATGGATTTAGACCTGAGATCTGGACAGAGACTGACCAGCAATATGAGTCTGGAGCAAAGGATATTCTAATCCTGGGAGGGAATAGGGCCAGCAAGACTGAATATGCAGCTGCTAGAACCCTGTATCATCTAAACAGGAAACCTGATTGTCGAGTCTGGTGCTTTCAGACTAACCATGACAATTCAATTCAGATGCAGCAGCCGGCTGTCTTTAAGTATATCCCCAGGGAGCTTAAAGAGATCAAGAAGAGCCGGGTAACAAACATAAGTTACTCTCAGAAGAATGGTTTCAGTGATGGAACCTTTGTTCTCCCCAATGGATCGCAATGCTTTTTCAGACATTACAGTCAGGATATTAATACCATTGAAGGTGGTGAAGTAGATTTTGTTTGGTGTGATGAACTTGTCCCACAAGACTGGCTTGAAACAATCAGATATAGATTGGTCACTCGTGGCGGAGAATTGCTTGTTACATTCACTCCTATCGAGGGATACACCCCTACGGTTAAGGGATATCTACAGGGTGCCAGGACGATTAAGACCGCTCCTGCTCCTATTCTGGGCAGCAATGAAACTGTTCCCAGGATACAGACTTGTAAACGCAAGCACAGTAGAATCGTCTACTTCCACACATCAGACAATCCATTTGGAGGTTACGAGAATCTCAAAAAGACCCTAGAGGGATCCAATAGGTCAGACATTCTTTGTCGAGCCTATGGAATTCCGACCAGAGCAGCAGTCCAAAGGTTCCCTAAATTCGATGAAAAGATTCACATTATCCCAGCTGATAAGGTTCCGAGAAAAGGTACTCGATATCATATCGTTGATCCTTGTTCTGGTCGGAACTGGTTTATGGCTTGGTGTATCGTGGATGAACTTGAACGGATCACCTTTTACAGAGAATGGCCAAGTCCCGGTTCCTATATACCAGGTGTTGGTGATCCTGGGGATTGGGCTGAACCTCATGGGCGCTTGCATGATGGTTGCAAAGGAACAGCTCAAAGATCATTTGGATGGGGACTCCAAAGATACAAAGACGAAATAGATAGGCTTGAGCTAGAGAATAAGGAAGAGATTCAGGATAGAATCATTGACAGTAGATATTCTCAAGCTAGCACGCTTAGTCGGGAATATTCTACTACCCTATTAGAGGAATGCTCTAACATTGGGTTATTCTTCAATCCTTCACCCACAGATTCAATTGGGGAAGGAATAGACCTGATAAACAATCTATTGGATTGGAATCATACTGAAGAGTTAACCAGTCTTAATCAACCTAAGCTTTACATATCGGAAGCTTGTCCAAACCTGATATTTGCTATGAAGGAATGGACTGGAGAAGATGGCAAGGAAGGAGCTACCAAGGATTGCATTGATGTAATCAGGTATGCTGTTACTGCAAGGATTGGATATGTAGAGCCAGTCAGCGAGGAGAAAGAAAGAAAGATAAGCAGATTTTATTAATATGTGTGGTGGAGGTTCTTTCAAGCCCAGCAAGGAATGCATAGAGAAGATGAGGATGATGTCAGAGGACATCGATAAGTATGGGACCAAAAAAGTTTGGGTTCAGGAGTTTAACGAATTCATGGAATTACCAAACATCCCAGACAAGAAGCCAATAGAGATTTTCTATAAATATGCCTAGACCAATTTTAACACCAGCCAACACTGAGCCAGACAAGATCCTGCTTAGGCGTCGGGACTGTATTCGTTGGCTGGGAGTTACAGCCAGAGACTTTGATTCCTGTGTAATGGCAGGACTTATTAAATGGGTTCAGCCAAAGAAGACTGGCCGGCGATACTTCCATAAGGACGAGATTAAAAGGGTCTTCTTCAATAGCACGAGAGTGAGTCGGTAATATGTTGACGTTAATTCTTTGTTTTCTTGGGGCAGAGATGCCAGGACTTCTTTTCATTGTAGATGTGGTCTGTGAGACATCCATTATCATTGCACTAATCTGCAAGGGAGTAATTCATTAATGGATTTAAAAGAGATTAAGGAGCAATTTAATAGAAGTCTGATGCAGGCTACAGGATACCTGTATAGCCGGCAGGTAGCGGATGAGACAAGATACTGTGTCTGGGATGGTCAAAGCCCTGATGGACGTAAGCGCAGGGACTTCCTAGACGAGGAACCATTTCCCTGGGAAGGGGCGGCAGACACCAGACAGAGATTTATCGACAGTAAGTGCAAGGAAGTTGTCGATATGCAGATGAATGCAATCAAACGGGCATCATTCCAAGCTGTCCCAATTGAATCAGCCAATGCTACTGAAGCTACTGTTATTGCTCAGGTTCTTAATTACTTTCTATATAATAGGATTGCTCAAGAATGGCTTAGGGAACTTGAGCTAACCCTTCAGTGGTCTGCTAGCTATGGCCTTAGTGCAGGATTTGTCTATTGGAGACAGGATATTGATACTGATGAAGTAGTTATTACTCTTCAGGACTTTATCCAATTAGCAAGCCAAGATGATTCAGTTAAGGGATTGCTTATCCGACTCCAGGAGACTCAAGGAGAACTGGATGATGAGGACAAGGAAGTGGCTGAGATGGTCTTTGATCAGTATTTCGGAGGGGCCAATCCTAAGAAATGCCTTAAGGACTTGGTTAAGAATGGATCCTTCACCTACGATCAGGAATATTTAAAGGAAAATAGACCTGCCATTAAGGGTATGAGGTTTTATGAAGACTTTTTCTTGCCTGCCAACAGCTATTGCATCCCAGATGCCCGTTGGGTTGTTGTTCGGGAACTCCTAAGCACTACGGAAGTAGAGGAAAGGGCTAAGCTTCAGAATTGGAATGAGGACTTTAAGAAGCAGATCCAAAACATGGTCGGGAAAAGCATTCTTGGAAGCACTTATGTCAATACTTGGAGGCAGAGGATTACCCAAAATGCCTTTATCGATGATGTGGAGGATTTGTGCGAGGTGTTCACGGCCTACAGTAAGGAGTGGGAGGGTAAGAAGTTGCGGATGTGGAAGACAATCTTCCATCCAATGGTTGATTTTGAGGGTCCGAGGGAACCATATGAGTATGAGCATGGCAAATTCCCTCTGGTAGAGTTCAGGTTTGAGGTTCTGGCAAGGAATCTATTGCAAAGCCGAGGTATCCCCGAATTGATGGAGACCGTCCAGAACGAGCTAAAAGCCCAAAGGGACAGCCGGCAGGACAGGACCAGTATAACCACACTGCCTCCGATGAAAGTCCCGGCAAATCGAGGCAGAACGCAGTACAACATAGGTCCAGCAAGCCAGATCCCTGTTGCTCCTAACCAAGATGTCGGTTGGCTAAACCCTCCTCCAGAGACAAATGACTCTATGCAGGTTGAAATGACCTTGCTGCAGAGTGCTGCTGATTATTTGGGTCTTACAATGGAAGGAGTGGATCCAAACAAGGTACAGAACCGGACGCAGAGATATGTAGACCAGGCTTTATTGCCTGTAACTGAAATGTGCCGGCAGATGTTCCAGCTTTGTCAGCAATATTTAAGTCAGGATGAGTTTGACAGGATTGCCGGAGCTACTGGAGTCCAGGTTAACCAGAGCAAGATCGATATCCAGAATGAATATGACATTCGTATCGAATTTGACTCCAGGAACCTTAATATGGAGCAGCTGGAGCAGAAGATGGAGCTTATTGGGCAATTGGTTGCTCAGGATACTAGTGGAGCAGTCGATAAAGACTTCCTAATTCGATATGCCTTCCAGGCTATTGATCCAGTACTTGCCAGAGATGGCCTTAGGCCCCCAGGATCAGTAAGTCAACAGGAAATCAATGATGAACAGGACAGTCTAGCCAAGATTGCTGTCGGAATTGAACCTCCAATGGTTCCTCAAGGCCAGAATTATCCATTAAGGCTTCAGGTCATTCAGAATACCCTTAAGGGCAGTCCTAAGCTACAGAAGGAGATCTTTGCAGATCCTGACTCAAAGGCTCTTTTAGAGAATCGTATAAAGTTCTTAACCTTCCAAGTCCAACAGCAACAGAATGCTCAGACTGGCAAGGTTGGTGCACAACCATTGCAACCTAATCCAGCATAATGGAAGAACAGATCAGACAAATAGTTTATCAGGCTTACAAGGACAGGGATCCTAAAGTTAAGAGTCGGGAATTCTGGCTAAGGATGCATCCTTGGTACTGGATACACTTGGCTATATTTAGATTTATCAATTGGACAGGACGTTATGATCATCCTGAATGGACCAGATTTTTCTATAACAAACTAGGTCATAAATTTGGAGGAGATTGGGCGTGAGAAAACAGATTAAAATACTAGAACAATCCGAGTTAACATCTCGGCTTGGTGAAATGCCGGATATCTATATTGAGGCATTTACAGACCTATTAGAGCAACTTAGAGAGCAGGCATTTAGCTATGCAACGGCTCCTGAGGCAGCAAAAGACTCCCATTATACTGCTCATTGTAATGGTGGAGCATACTATCTAGACCTCGTTATTACAGGTCTGTTAGATCTAAGAAACAAAGCTAAGGCTTAATTCTAAAACCTTTCCGGTTACTCAACTGGAAGGTCAGCCTGTAATAGACGATATTA